CAAAATAAATGCTATCTATATTGAAAGTGGACAAGGTGAAAAATTTAAGTATCCATTCAAACACATGAATGGTGCTAGAGCGGCCGCAACACACGTAAGTGAAGGCGGAAACCTTTATGATGACATCGGTAAGCATATTGTTTCTCTAAGTGAAGAATTATCAAAATTACGCAAGTTTAAAACATACATGAATCGCTCAAATGTAATGGCTGAAGGCTTAGGCGGATATTTAGATGTAGTAAACACAAGAATAGACACTGTTAAGGAAACTGTAGCAAAACTACAAAGACCAAACTACTACAAAACTTTTGTTGAAAATTTCGCACCCAACACAACAGAAGACGTTCCAGAAGATATACAAACAGACTGGATCGATCAGCTAACTATTAAACAATTCAACGAAGAATTAAAAGGAGTGTTCCCTTACATATATAAACTTGTAAGCGAGGCAAATGCTGTGAAAGAATTAGGACCAGAAGATTTATTAGGTGAAGCAGAAGATGACAACAAGCAAGATAACGGAACAGATAAAATGGACGTTACTGATGCTGATAAAAAAGCAAATACACCGGCATACAAAAAAATGAAAGCTGGTGACAAACGCTACAATGATAAAACTACAAAAGAAAGTCTAGAGCTTGATGATATTGATCTAGCATTTGAACAAATGATGGGACAGTTCGGTGATCATGTTTGTGAAGAATGTGGCAATCCAAGTTGGAAAGTTGCTGTAGAGTCTGAAAAGCAAAAAGGCGTTGACGGCAAAGTATGCTGGAAAGGCTACAAGCGTATGGGCACTAAGAAAAAAGGTGGCAAGACTGTAGATAACTGTGTCAAGATTAAAGATGATATTAATGAAGAAGTGGATAAGTCAGCATTAGAGGCTTGGTGGAACAAATATAGCAAGTATCAAGGCAGTAACGGCGATGACTTACCAGGTGGAATGTTCAGAGGCTACACAGACACAGGTATTTTGACAGACGGTGTAGAAGATAATGAATTAAGTGACGCAATTGAAAAACTTGGCGGTGACAGAAACGAAGCAGAAGAAAAACTTTTTAAAGACTCTAAACTATTCAGCGAATTGTTACCTATTACAGACGCTATGCAAAAAGAATACACAAAAATAATGGGTGTACCTGCAATTGACGAAGACAACGTTGAAGATGCAATTAAGATTTTAGGAAGTGAGATTACAGGATTTGATGTTGCTAACGAAGGCGAAGAAATTGCTAATGAAGATGAAAAACCTACTGATGAAGAAATATTGGCTTTAGCAGATAGATACAAACAGTACGAAGGTGGCAACGGTGATTCATTATTAGGTGGTTACATAGAATACATGACCGACACTGGTGTACCATTGGACAGCATTGAAGAAAAAGAATGGAACAAATGGGTTGAGCGTAATCCAGACACAGAATTTCCCGGTATGGATGTATTGGATCAAGAACCTGAAAACTTTCCTATTACTGTAAAGTTTAGAGATGACTTATTTAAAATGTATAAAGGTATGCCAGACGAAGATGAATGTCATAGAATATCAGATGTAATAGACTCTGTAAAAGAAGGCGAAGAAGATAAGGAATATGATCCACGCAGAGTAAAAGCAGATGTGGTGAAACATCTAGTCAACATTCATAATGATGCTAAAAAGGACGATGGTTACACAAGTGAGCCAATGCATTTTCAACTAGGTAATCTTCTACATGATATGGATATGGCAGGTTACATGAACAGTGATTATCCAGATATTGAAAAACTGTTCCATATGGGTATTGACAAGAAAAAGGATTACAAAGTGGATATGGATATGCTGAAAAAAGCATATGCAAACGCTAAAAATCTTGACGGTGACAGTAATGAAGGCAATGCATACTCAGGCGCTGTAGAAGAAGGTATTAATGCTGAATTACTTGGTGATTTACAAAGTGGCTTGGAAGATGCAAAAGCAGGCAACGATATGGCAGACTTTATAGCAGATGAAATAGGTGACTATATTAGATCAGGCATAGAGGAAATGGGTGAAGAAGAATGGCAAAATTCTGTAGAAGGACAAGCACTTGCAGAGTTAGATCCTACAGATAGTCCAGAAGCACAAGCACAAGGATTTCAAAAGGCTATTAATATTTTAAAACAAAATGAAGGTAATGCATACGCACAAAAAGTACGCCAAGCAAAAATGAACGGCAAGAAAAAAGGCGACAAAATTGACGGTCCAGACGGTGATAAAATAACACTTGAAAAGGACAAAAAGACACCATTAGGCGAGTTCATCCTTAGTTACTTTGATAGAGAAACTGGACAGTTTCCAAAAGGCGAAACAGCAGTACTAACTATGGTTGAAAAAGATTATGGTGACGAATATGTTGTTCCTGCTAGTAAATTTATCGAAAGTATATTCAAAACATATGAAGCATTTGGTACTTCAGAAGCTCCAATTGAGCAAGAAGAAGCATCAGATCTACAAAGAATTAGAGACTTAGCAGGTCTTTAGTAAAAAAAAGTCAAAAAAACACTTGACTTTCACTTTAAAATAGTGTATAGTACTAACTGTGCTATATACAATTAGGCACAAGTAGCAATGTAGCTACTGCACATAGGCATAACATATAGGAGGCATAACTATGGCATCATTAGCAGATATTAGAGCTAAACTAAAAGAACAAGAATCACGCACAAGCAGTAATTCTTCAGGCGGCGGCGACAACGCAATTTACCCATTTTGGAATATGAAAGAAGGAGAGACTAGTACTCTACGATTCCTTCCAGATGGCGATTCAAATAACACTTTTTTCTGGCAAGAACGTTTGATGATCAAACTACCTTTTGCTGGTATTAAAGGTGACACAAGTTCACGTCCAACACAGGTACAAATTCCATGTATGGAAATGTACGGTGAAACTTGTGAAATACTAAACGAAGTACGTGGATGGTTTAAAGATCCTACTCTAGAAGATATGGGTCGTAAGTATTGGAAGAAACGTTCATACGTATTCCAAGGCTTTGTAACTGATAATCCACTTTCAGAAGATAAAACTCCTGAAAATCCAATTAGACGTTTTATCATTGGGCCACAGATTTTCCAAATTATTAAGGCGGCTCTTATGGATCCAGACATGGAAGAACTACCAACAGATTATACTGCTGGTGTAGACTTCCGTCTTGCTAAAACATCAAAAGGTGGATATGCAGACTATTCAACATCAAATTGGGCTCGTAGAGAGCGTCCATTAACAGACGTTGAAATGAAAGCTATTGAAACTAATGGATTGTTTAATATGTCAGACTTCTTACCTAAGAAGCCAGGCGAAGTTGAAATCAAGATCATGAAAGAAATGTTTGAAGCGTCAGTAGACGGTGAAGCATTTGACATGGATCGTTGGGGTCAATACTTCCGCCCAGCAGGCGTATCACAGCGTACAGGTGATCCAAACAAAGCACCTGCGGCGACTACACCTGCTCCAACAGCACCAGCGGCTCCTGCTCCAGTAGCAGAAACTGCTCCAGTGGCAACTCCAGCACCAGCGGCTGAAGCGGCACCTGCAAGTGGTGGTGATGCAAATGACATTTTAGCAATGATCAGAGCACGCCAAAGTTAATAAAATAATTGTCTCTACTAGTAAAATCGAGAACAGAGATTCACGGTTTACCTGTCAACGTTCCAAACACTAGTAGAGACTAGCTTTTTAAATAGGAGATAATATGGCTAATAAAGCATTTGATCCGAGTAAATTTCGGACACAATTAACAAAATCTATTTCAGGCATGAGTGCAGGATTTAACGATCCTACTGATTGGATTAGTACAGGTAACTATGCACTCAACTATCTTGTAAGTGGTGACTTTAATAAAGGTGTTCCGCTAGGTAAGGTAACTGTGTTTGCAGGAGAATCTGGAGCAGGTAAATCATATATCTGTGCAGGTAACATTGTAAAACACGCACAAGAACAAGGTATCTTTGTAGTATTAATTGACTCGGAGAACGCACTTGACGAAAGTTGGTTGCAAGCACTTGATGTAGATACATCGGCTGAAAAACTACTTAAACTTAACATGTCAATGATTGATGATGTTGCTAAAACTATTAGTACATTTATGTCAGACTATAGAGATATGGCTGAAGAAGACCGTCCTAAGGTATTATTTGTAATTGATAGTTTGGGCATGTTGCTAACACCTACCGACGTTGATCAGTTTAACAAAGGTGATATGAAAGGTGATATGGGTCGTAAGCCTAAAGCACTAACATCACTTGTTAGAAATACTGTTAACATGATTGGCTCACATAATGTAGGCTTAGTATGTACTAACCACACTTATGCATCACAGGATATGTTTGATCCAGATGACAAGATCAGTGGTGGACAAGGCTTTATCTATGCATCTTCAATTGTAGTTGCAATGAAAAAATTGAAACTGAAAGAAGACGCAGATGGTAATAAAATTAGCGAAGTACGTGGTATTAGAGCAGGTTGTAAAGTAATGAAAACTCGTTATGCAAAACCGTTCGAAGGCGTACAAGTTAAGATTCCATATGAAACAGGTATGAATCCTTACAGCGGATTAGTAGATCTTTTTGAGAAAAAAGGTATGCTAGTCAAAGACGGTAACCGCTTAAAGTATGTAAGTAACACCGGTGAAGAAATGAAAGAATATCGTAAAGTTTGGGAAGCAGGTGGAGATGTGCTTGACAAAGTTATGATGGACTTTGTTTCACGTGAAAACTCTGTAGAAGTAAATGACGAATCCGAGGTAAATATCGAGGATGAGCAACTTGCAACTATAGAGGAATAATATATGGATAATACATCACAAATTGTTGATACTTGGTTATTGTTTAAAGAACATGCTGATAAGAAGCACATTGAAATATGTGCGGAAAAGTATGTAGATCTTATTGCTGATTATGGAACTTCAGATATGCTTCTTAGAGAATGCATGGGGAACTGTGATTATTTAGACACAGCAATAAGATATTATTTAGACATAGACGAAGATGATGATGATTACCTAGACAATGATTGGGAAGACTAATGGGTTGGTATAGCGAAGTTTCACGTGATGTATCTAAGATACCAGATGCTATTGCACACTTTGAAAACGAATTAGTTGAAGCAAGAGTTGAATGTAAACTTACAGGTAATGTTGAACGTTCATCAGCATCAATGCCAGGCATTGTAGAGCATCGGTTTAACCAACTTCAAGAAATTGAAGCTATACTAAACTATCTAAATATTGAGCTACGCAGATTGCGTAGTTCATACTTTAAGAAGTATCTTGAAAATTATCAACGAGCTCTGTCAAGCCGTGACGTTGAAAAATACGTTGACGGTGAGGCAGACGTTGTTGACTACGAAAAGATTATCAACGAGTTTGCACTAATGCGTAACAAATGGCTGGGCGTACTTAAAGCACTTGATCAAAAACAATGGCAGATCACAAACGTTGTTAAGCTCAGAGTTGCAGGGATGGAAGACGCAACATTATAATATCAGAACGATTTTAGAGCATTAAGGTATGATGTTAAATAG